TCAGGCGGGAGGAGCCGTCCCTCGCGGAACGTGAGCACCGCGAAGCCGCTCGCCCAGTTGACCGGCCCCGCCTCGACATAGGTGAACTGCGGGCCGGTGATGTCGGCCATCGTGCCGGTGTCCACGCCGTATCGACGGCCGCGGTAGTCGGCCCAGGGCGTGACCTTGAGCTGGTGCAAGTGGCCGTGGACGTAGGAGACGCCCGCTTTGAGGGTCGAATTGATGGCGGCGTGGATGCCGCCCACGACCGGGCGGTGACGGATGCAGGTCCACCCGTCGGTGCGGGCGTTCAGGTGCAGCGCCCAGCCGGCGCGCCAGCGGGGCAGGAAGTCCAAGAGCGTCGAGCCCGGCATGCCCTCGACCTCGGAGACGCGGCCGGAGAGGTAGTTCTCAAAACGTGCGTCATGGTTACCAATCGTGCGCACGAGCTTGGCCTTCCCGGCCGCCCGCTCGATCTCGGCGCACCGATCCTGCACGGCGTGGATCTCGTCCCTCAGCTGCGGCTGCTGCTCCCACATGATGCGCGGGTGTCTTGAGATGCGAGCGCCGTCGAGGATGTCGCCGTTGAGCACGACCATCGCGGGATTGAGCGCCTTGGCGAGCCGGCAGAATGCCTCGTGGGCGACGGTGACGACCCCCGGCCAGTAGTGGCAATCGGAGGCCACGAGCACCACGCCGTCGGTGATGGTGTCGTGCATCTCGCCTTCGTACTTCTCGGCGCGTTCTGCGGCGAGGGCGTTGGCGCGGCGTCCGGCGAGGCTCTGCTCTCCCGTGCCGCGGATCGGGTTGATTGCCTCGAGCGCCATGCCGTACTTCGCCTCCATCGACCGGCGGCGGCTGTAGACGTTGCGCAGGTTGATGCCGAGCGCTTTGGATACTGCCGAGGCTTTCTTGAAACGTTGCCAAGCGGCGATGAACTCTTGATCCGATGCGGTCAGCGGCACGGCTTTGCTCCAGAGTCGAAGGTGGTCAGGGACTGGTGCAACAGGCTCGCCAAGTTGTCCACGAAGACCTCATCGTGTGTCAGGGGATGGTTCATCTCGTCGAGCAGGGCGTGTGCCCACTCGTGGCAGAAGGTCTGCTGCAGCTCGGTGTCCCCCTGATCGCCGCGCAGGTCGATGCGGTGACAGGTCGGGTCGTACATCCCGACGGTGTCTTTGGGGTGCGGCCAGCGGGTGCGCGGCAGGATGCGCACGGTGAGCTGATGACCGTGCAACTGGAACCGACGCGGGATCTGCAGCCGCTCATGGCGGCTGGTGCGGTCAGTCTTGCGGCGGGCGGGTGCCTGCTTGGACATTGGCTGCGCCTCCCGTTTGGGTGCGGCGAGTGTAGCCTCAATCCTCGGTCGAGAGAAGCCCCGGCACCTTGGCCCCGAATTGCACGTCCCCGAGACGCCGCTGCGCGCGGCCGATTTCCTCGCGCATCAGGAGCTGGTCCTCGACCTTGAGGCGCTCCAAGATGCGCCTCTGCTGCTCCGGGTCGATAGTCGTCAGCATCCGCGCCATGTCGGCGCGTGCCTCTGGGGTGAGGCCGCGCAGGCGGCCGCCGGCGAGGTTGAGGATGGTCATCACCCGCGCCGCCGCGCCGCCCGCGGCGAACTGCATGGCCTGCTCTGCCGCCGCGAGCTGGTCCACGCCCTGTCCTGCCGCCGCCTGCGTGCGCGCCGTGCGCGACCCCATGTTGGGGTTGATGTTGCGGGCGAACTCTTGAAGCTGGCGCTCCTGCCGGATCTGTAGCGCCGCGCGAGCGGCCGCTTCCGGCGTCGTGGCGATGAACCCGAGCAGGTCGCGGTTCTGCTTTGTCGAGGTCAGCATCCGCGCGAGCCCGGCGTCATCCGCCGAGGCCAGCCGGTTGAACAGCGAGTCGCGCGCGGTGTCGCGCACGAGATCGAGCTGGTCAACCGTCAGGCCGCGCACGGCGACCTTGCGCTCTGCCTCGCTCATGTTGATGAATCGCTGCCCAAGTTCCGAGAACTTGATGAGTTCGGAATCCTCGAAGAACTTGGCGCGCGCGTCGCGGTACTCCGGCACCAAGTCCTTGACCTTTTCATCAAGCGACTTGAAGAGCGCGTTGATGCCGGTGGCGTTGACGCTGCCAGCGCGGAATGCCTGGTCCTTCTTGGCGCGCAGCGCGCGCAGCAGGTAGTCGAGCGACGCCACCGACGGGTAAGCGTTGGCGATCAGACTGCCTTCCTTGTCGAAGAGGTCTGGCAGCTTGAGGTTTTCCTGCCTCAGCGCATTGAGCTGCGCCTGCTTGTAGAGCGAGCGCGTCAGCGGGTCTCGGGCGATCATCTCGACCACGCCGTCGTCCATCACGATGCCGACCGCGCGCGCCTGCCCGTAGAGCTCGCTCGCGTTGCGGTCTCGCGCGCGCTTGAGCCGCGCCAGCGTGTCCTGCGCGAACTCGCGGTTCCCGCCGGTCATCTGGTTGACGATGTTCATGGTGCGCGCGCCGGACTCGGCGAGGATGTTCTGCGACGCCTCGCGGGTGATGTCCGCGGCCTTGCCGCCGCCGATGCCGGCGCGCTCGGTGGCGAGCTGGCCGGGCATCCCGAGTCGCATCCCGAAGGGAACCGTCTCTCCAGGCGAGGTGAGCGCGACGTCGCTCTCGAGGCGCGGGATGTCGGTCTTGGACTCGCGCACGGCGCCGAGTACTTGCTGCGCTGCGATGCGCGGCTCGTTGGGGTTGAAGGCGCGGCCCATCACGGCAGAGCCGCCGCGGGCGAGGCTGCCCACCGCGCCGGCGACTGGCGCTGCGACGGCGCCCAGCGCGCCACCCGTTGCGGCGCCGGAGAGGCGTTCGCCGGGCTGCGCCTCAAGCGCGCCCTGCGCAGCTCCGATGCCGCCGCCCATGGCTGCCTCGCGGCCGAGGCGCCCGTATGCGGATGTCACCGCGCCGACCTTGCCGAACGGGTTGGGCGAGAGCAGCGCGCCGGCGAGCTCGGAGACGCCGTAGGTGAGCGGATTGGCGCGGCGCATGGCCTCGCGCTCGGCCGCCTGCGAGGCCAGGCTCTGCCGGTACGGCATCACGCCAGCCGCGGCCTCGATGCCCGCGATGGGCTCGTCGGCGCCGCCGTAGGTGAAGCCCTGACCGAAGCCCTGAATGGCCGTGGGCAGGACGCCGGTGCGGCCGGAAGTTTCGGCGCCGCGCTGCAGGGCCGCGGCCTTCTCGCGCCGCACCCTTTCGATGACCTCCGGCGAAGTGCCGTCGGGGAATCGGGCCGTGGTGCCGTCAGGCATCTGGACTTGGATAGGCATCAGCGCACCTTGTTTCCTTTCTCGTCGTACTCTTCGACCTGCCCGCCCTGCTCCAGGATGGAGCGGATCATCTGGGCCTGCACATTGATCGGGTACATGGCATTCGGGAACTGCGCGCGACCCGCGTCCACGTCCGCCGCCGTGATGGCCCCGGTCGGATTCTGCTGCATTGCAATGCCAGCGCCGCCCTGATTGGCCGGGGCCATCAGGTCGGCGTTAGCCGACTCGATCACGGCCTTTCCGAAATCGCCGACCAGCGGCAATCCGGACAGCATGCGGGCCGGAGCGCCTTGCAGCACGCGGCCGCCCTTGCGCCGCATCAGGTCCTCGATCTCAACCGGGGACATCCGCTGAATCTTCGAGAGCGGTTCGCCGGTGATGTTGGCAGCGTATTGCAGCGCCGCCGAGCGCGTCATCTGGCGCCCGGACTGCTGCCGCTCGTTGCCGGCGCCGGGTGCTCCGGGCGCGCCGCCCGGCGCCACTGGCGCCCCACCACCCACCGCCGCCCGCGGCGCAGCGCCGCCACCACCGCCCACGGCCGCGCGCGCACCGGGCGCCATCCCCTTCGGGAACGTCTGCGTAGTGCCGTCGTTGAAGTACACGATGACCTGCCCGCCGAGGTCCACCTCGCGCACCGGGGTCTTGGCCTCGGGCGCCTTGGGCGGAGTCGTAACCTCGCCGGTCAAACGATTGACGACCGAGCCGCCGACGATGCTCCCGAGGGTGCCTTCCATGCCGAGCTTGGCGAGGTCGGGGACCATCTGTGCCGCATCACGCCCCGCCTGGGAGCGATAGAGCTCCGCCAAGGCGCTGCGCGGGTCTTGGCGGTACCGCGAGGTCAGCTCGCCACCGGGGGCGCCAGGAAGGCTCTCCAGCCGCCCGGCGGAGCCGCCGAAGAGGCGCCCCACCACCTGCGGCATCAGCGCCTCGGCGGCGGCTTGGCGGCGGGCGAGGACGGCGGCCTCACGCTCGGAGGCGCGGCCGGCGCGGATGCCCGCCAATGCCTGATCGCCGGCGCCCGCCCCGGCCATGTTACGCCCGATGGCGCCCAGCACGGACATACTCGCCGTGCGGCGCTCCTCGGGGCTCATGTTCTCGTAGTCCTCCCCGAGCAGGCCGCCGACGTAGCGGCTCCAGAGTCCGGGCTTCTTGGGCTTTTCTGCCATGGTCGTGGTCCTCAGTCGAAGAGGAGGCCGCGAGTCTTGCGGCCGCCGTAGGTGCTATACAGCTTGCGGTAAATCTCAAGCGGGTCTGCGCCGGTGGGCTGACCGAGCTTGGGGGTGAGGGTGCTCTCGAGGTCCATCTCCTCGCCGCCCTCGGGCGCTTGCGCCGCGATACGCATCAGGCCGCGCTGCAAGCCGCCAGCCTTGCCATATTGCTCGCCGTAACGCTTGAGCATTTCGTCGTCGATGGCGGCGTTAGCGCTGCCCATACGGCCCTTTAGTTTGTTGAGCCAGTCCATCACGCACCTCCGCGGCGCTTGCCGCCGACCTTCTTGTCGAGCTCCTTCACGGCCTCGGTGAGCAGTCCAACCACCTGCGGCAGGTCGTACTGGCGCATGTTGTCCGACTCGCGCCGGGAGACGGCCTCGGGAATAGCGCGCTCGACAGACTGGGCCGACATGCCCATGTCCTCCTCGCCGCCCCTGTCCTCGCCTTCCTTCTCGCCGTAGCCGTTCTCCCACTCGAACTCGATGCCCTTGAGGCGGCGCACCTTGTCGAGCGGGTTCTTGATGCCGCGCACGTCGCGCTTCATGTCCTCATCGGAGCCAAAACTGCCCGGCATCGGAATGGCACTGAGCACCTGACCGGCCATGTTCCAGTAGGACGGGCGGCTCGTCACGGTCCCGGTCTGCGTGACGTTGTACGGCGACGCCGACACCGCACCCTGACGGATAGCGAGCTGCTGGAGCGGGTACTGCTGCCGCCGCTGCCACTCCTCCTGCTGCCGGTTGAGCATTTCTTGAAACAGGTTCTGCTGCTGCGCGCCGAGGCCCATCATCGCCGCGCCGGCGCCGTATCGGTTCTGCAGCGCCGTCTGGCCGAGGTCGGCCAACTGCCGCCCGGCGCCGAGCTGGAACTGCGCGCCCTGCATCCCGGCGGCCTGGTTCGCGCGCGCGGCGTCCATGCCAGTCTGCACATTGAACTGCTGCGCGGTCGAGCCCATCCGCTGCGCATCCAGCGTGGCGGCCTGATTCGCCTGCTCGGCAGACAGGCCCATCTGCATGTACTGCTGCACGGCCTGCTGGTTGGCGAGCGCCGCCGCCTGCTGCTGCTGCACGTTGAACTGCTGCGCACCGCTCCCCATCCGCTGCGCCTCGAGCGCGGCCTGCTGGTTGCGCCCGGCGGCGTCGAGCGCGGCCTGCTGGTTGGCCTGTTCGGCCGTGAGTCCCATGCGCTGGTAGTTCTCGACCGCCGCTTGGTTCGCGCGATCGGCCTCAAGCGCCGCCTGCACGTTCGCCGTCTCGGCCGTGAGGCCAAGCCGCCCGAGCTCAAGGTCGCGCTGCTGGTTCGTGATCTCGCCGCGCTGCGCGAGCTCCATGACGTTCTGCGCCGCCGCCTGGTTGGCAAGCCCCGCCTGCTGCTGCCGGCCGACGTCTGCCTCGCGCATCGCCGCCGCCTCGCGGAAGCCTTGCGCGCGCTGCTCGGCCACGAAGCGGTTACGCTCGCGCGCCGCCTCGCCCGCGGCGATGCCCTCCTCGATGGCCGCGCGCGAGCCGCCGAAGGCGCGGGCGGCGGTGGCGCGGGCGGCGCGTCCGCCGCGCGCCTGCTCCTCGGCGCGTGAGATGTCGCCGAGCCCGGCCTCGATGACCTGCTGCTCGTAGGGATTCATGTAGGCGCCGATGTCGCGCCCCAGCACTGAGGCGGCGGCGGCCGTAGGCGCAGCGCCCGGCCTGCTGATGTCGCGCGCGCCGAAGGTGGTGCCGACGCGCCCGGCGCCGACCATGCGCGGCCCGCCGCCGAGCGCCGCCCCGACGCGCTCCGCGCCGATGGGCGCCGCGCCGAAGGTGGTCCCGATGGCGCCCGCCCCGACGCGCTCCGGGCCACGGGCGAGAGACGCCCCAATGGGCGCCGCACCGAACTGCGTCCCGACCTGCCCGGCGCTGACGCGCTCGGGCTGGAAGCCCATCAAGCCCTGCGCGCTGCGCGCCGCCGCCTCCACCTCGGGGACGAAGCCGCCCTCCTCAGCGATGCGCCGCGTCGCAGCCTCGCCGGCCATATAGTCGCGCGTGAACGGCGCGACCATGAGGCCGGTGTAGGGCTGGTACGGAATCGCCGCGACCTGCTCGGCGAACTGCAGGTTCCGCAGCACGCTGTCGTAGATCCTCGGGTCGATCTCGGTGGTGGACTTCTCGGTCTTCTTGGACTTGAAAAGATTGCTCATAGCTTTTTCTCGAGCACCACTGCGGTGCGTCTGTAACCCTCAAGCGCCCGCTGCCAGCCCGGGCGGCCCATGATCAACATCGTGTCGCAGCCGATGCTCCGCGCCCATCCCTCGATGGCCGGGCGTATCACGTCGTCGATCTCTCGCAGGTCGCCCGCGCCGATGATGACGGTGAGTTGCTTGATGCGCGGAAAGACGTCGATGGTCGAGACCACGCACGAATCCTTCGACGCCCAGAACTGGTACTCGCCGCGCGCGATGCCCTCGAGCACGTCGTGGTAGTTCATCTGTCCGTAGCCCTCGGCCAGCGCGCGCTCGATGGGCTCGCGGAAGGGCGCGATGTGCTCGATGCCCTTTATCTCCCTCACCGCTCACCCCCGGCCACGGCCTCGAGCCGCATGTTGCCGACGCGCCAGTCCGTCGCCGGCGCGGCGCCCGTGACTTTCACCTCGACCTGCCGCCCGGTGAATCGCACCGGGGTGTAGATGGAGTCGATGGTGTAGCTTTTGGTCGTCTCGGTGCCGTTCGGCGCGAACTTGCTGATGAACTGCAACGAAACGGAGCCCATCGCGTTCTCGTCGGCGATGACCTGCCGGGCCACCATCAGCCGTTCGCCGTTCCCGAACTCCAAAGGGCCGCTGCGCGCGTAGGGTTCCACGCCGTCGTAGGTGACGCCGACTTCCTGCTCGTAGACGTAGCCGTCAGGCGAGACCATGAGGGGGTAATTGAACACGCCGCGATCGGTGCCGGCGGTGCGCGCGAGGCTACCGATGGACCAATGCCCCTCGCGGTAATTGTATGACACATACGAGTCGCACTCGTTGCTGGAAGCGCTCGGATAGAACCACCACACCTCGCCGAACTGGTTGTTGGCGACGGCGTACACCTTCGAGCGCTGCTGCTGCGAGAGGTTCTTCGTCACGTAATCGAGCACGTCGCACTTGAGCGGGCGCACGAAGCCGTCGTACATGAAGAAGCCGGACGGCCCCCACCAGTAGGCGACTGATTCGACCGCCGCCACGGCCTGCGCGCTCATCACGCCGCAGCCGGTGGCTATGCGCTCGAAGCCGTAGACGAACGGCGGCCCCTGATACTGCGCCGTGTGGACATCGACGTCGGTGAAGATAAGCGACACGCCGCGCAGGCGCTTTCCGGTGACGATGGAGCCGACGCTTTCAAGCTCGAAGTCGCCCGCCTGGTTGGTGATGGCCGGGGTCCACATGGTATTGTCTTCTTGATCGCACCACGCCACCTTGCGCGCGTTCCCGCCCGCACCGAGCGCCAGCACAAACCGCTCGGCAGTGACGAGCACGGCCTTGTTGCTGGTCGGAGCATTGGCGAGCGCCGCGGCGTCGCTTGCGGTGCTCAACTGCCACTCGTAGATCTTGCCATCCGAGTTCGAGCAGCCGAGCAGGTACTCGCCCCAGTTGTCGAGCGTCCACATGGTCGCAGGCGTCACGCTGCCGGTGTCGGCGCGCGGGGTGCCGTAGGAGAAGAGGCCGTAGGGGCCGCCGCCATAGCCGAGATTGAGCCCCGCATCGGCGCTGCCCGCCGCAAACCCCGTCGGGGTGATGTCGGTGATGGTGCCGGCCTCGTTCATCGCGAAGAGGCCGCTGTGGGTGCCGATCCCGATCCAGCGCGCATTCCCGTTGGTGCGCCACGCGATGAGGCCGCGGCACTTGCCCGTGACCTGTCCGGTGGCGCGCTTGCGCCAGCCACCGACTGGACGCATGGTGTTCTCGTACCAGCGCACGAGCGAGGCGTCGCGCCAGCGGCCCTTGCTCTGGTAGTCGGTGCCGTTGCGGTACACGCCCGGCGGCAGGCTGATGGGGATAAGTGCCATGTCAGTCCCTGGTCAAGGCTTGGAGCTCGGCGAAGCGAGCGGCGTCGCGCTCACAGGCGGCGAGGTGGTCGGCAAGAGCCGTTCCAATGCCTCCCGCGTCGCCGGGCTCTCCGGCGGGGTCATCAGGCGGGGCGGCATCGGGACACGCTCCGGGCAGGCCGGGGGCGGCGCGGGCGTCGCGCAGCCGACGAGCAAGGTCGCGCCCGCGGCGATCAGCAGCGTCCAGCTTGTCCGTGAGTCCACGCTCCACCTCCTGATGCTTGGCCGTTTCCGCCCTGAGAGCCGCTGTAGCGGCCTCTGCGGCCTTGGCCCTCTCCAAGTACCACTCGGCCCTGACGGCCGCCCCTGCGGCCTCGTAGCCGCTCTGGTACGCCGTCCGGTAGCCGGCCCAGCCGAGGGCGGCCAGCGCGAGCGCCAGTCCCGCCCCCAGCCAGAGCTTCACGCCGCCTCGGGCTTCTTCTTGGACAGCACCGACCACGCCGCCGCGGCGAGGGTGGCGAGGGCGCCGGCGACGGCCGCGACCGTCTCGGCGTCGGCCACACCCTTGGCGACGAGGAAGCCGCCGAGGGCGGCCACGATGGCGCGGACGATGCCCGCGATCTGTTCTCCGTTCATGCTCTATCTCCTACGCTTCGTTGATGGAGGGCTTCGCCCCCCGAGATGCGACGAGCGGCAGAGGGCCGCCCGGCGCGAGGTTCGTGGTGGGCCAACGGTAGCCCAAGACCCGGCTGCGGTCGAAGGGCGCGATGGTCACGGCGTTGCCCTGGTTGCCGCCGAGCACCATCAGCCGCCCGGCCTCATCGTTCCCGACGACAAAGCCGACATGGCCCGCGCCGCCGCGCTCGAACACCGCGATGCAGCCGAGCGCGGGCTCTCTGAGCAGGGAGCCGAAGTCAAGCCATGCCCGCGCGCGGTACCAGTGCGGCGGCGGGTTGAATCCCTCGAGGCGCATGACCGCCGCGACGAACACCCCGCACCACGGCGTCTCGTCGTCGCGCCACCATGCCTTGAGCATGACGAGCCACTTGCTGATAATCGGCGCCGTCGCCTTGCCGGGGACTTCCCGGAGGCCGAGGAAGGCGCGCGCGCGGGTGAGCCACTTCGGCTCCATCAGAGCTTCCTCAAATTCTTGAAGTGCACGGCGATGGCGAAGCAGCCGGCCGCGATTGCGATGAGCCCGGCGATGAGCGAGATGATCTCGTTCGCCTGCGACAACCACGACACGCTCGCGGCGGTCACGCTTCCGGCTGCGGCGATGTCTCC